TACGCGACCCAGTCGGCCTGCGAGGCGGACCTCGCAGGCACCCCGGCAGGCTCCCCGTCCTGCTCCACTGGCGCGACATACCGCTCGTTCTCGGTGACGTCCTGGCCGACCTCCAGCCGCAGCGCGGCGGCGACGGACTCGGGGACCAAGTCGCCGGGGTTGTAGCCGCGAACCCCGTCGACGTCGATGACGCGGGCGGCGACGTAGCGGTAGTTCGGTGCGACCATGAGGGGCTCCTTCAGATGGCGAGGTCGCCCCAGGGGGGCGGGTCGGGGAACTGCCACTGCGGCAGGAGATTGCTGTCGGCCGACGTGCCAGCACCGGTCAGCCGCTGGTTCGCCGCCGCGAGGTCGGCGATCTGCGAGTCGAACAGCGCGATCAGCCGGTCGTACGTCGACAGATCCGATGAGCGTCCCGGGTACGACAGCTCGACCATCGCAGCCGTACGGACTGCGACGACCTGCGTGACCGCGGTGTCCAGGCTCGCGTCGATGAGACTACCGAGGCGGGCCTGCACGAACGCGGTCGACTCGGTGATCAGCCGGACGACCTGCACATCGGTGGGAGTGGTGGCCGCGGTGAACGTGTTCAGGTACGCATCCGATGGGCCGGCGTTCGACAGGGTCCGGTCCGAGATGTAGTCGGCGACCTGCTCCAGGGAGGGCGCGGTGATGGCCACTGCACGCCCTCCCTGGAGCTCGGTCAGTCGCCGTACTGGTCGATCAGCGCGTCCTTGGTCGAAGCCTCAGCCTCGGCTTCGTCCGCGCCCTGGGCCACCGCGAAGGCGACCCAGTCGGCCTTGCTCGCCGCCTTCGCCGGCGGACCGTCCTCGTCGCCGCCCGAACCGGACGGCGGCTCCCGGTCCTCGGGCATCGCGTCGAATGGGTCCGCCTCTTCGACGAGACCCACCTCGATGTTGTGCGCGAGCTCGGCGGGGTCGACCCCGTCCGGGACCGGTGTGCCCCGGTACAGGTACTGCACCATCGGGCCGCGCTCGGACGGCAGGGTGAACTGGGCCAGCGCCCCGATCACCCGGTACTGCTTTGTCTTCGTCGCCACGGTCGCCTCCTCAGGTGCCGGTGATCTTGATCGCTGCGCCGGGCTCCTGCACGATCGGGACCGTCTTGCGCCGTCCCTGCATGTCCCACGCGTCGACCTCGTCCTGCCGCATCGTCTTGACCTCGACCGCGAGGTCAGACACGGCGTATCCGGGGGCACCGTCCTGCTCGTCGGCCATGCCGCCGAGCTGCGTGGAGTCGAGGACCCACACGTCGTCGGTCGGGAGGTTCGGCGACACGAGTACCGCGAGGCCGGCGATCTGCTGAATCACGCCGGTGTAGATCGGGTTGTCCGTGGTCTCACGGCGCAGCAGGTTCGACACGATGGTGTTCGCCGTGAAGTAAGCGAACTTCGTGTCCGACATGAGGATCGTGTCCGGGTTGTACCCCAGGTTCAGGGCATAGACGTCGGCCTTCGCCAGCTGCACGTTCAGGAACGGGTTCGCCGTGGCGACCGTCGCCCACGCCGTGCCCGCCGCGCGGGTCGCCGTGACCGCTGAGGCCATCGCGGCCATCGCGGTCGCGTCGACCTGCTTGATGATCCCGTTGACGAGCTTGCGGAGCTTGCGGTCGATGCTCGCCCCGCCGTACACGTTGCGGGTGATCTCCTCGTCGGTGATGCGGACCTTCTGGCCCCACTTCAGGACGGCCGCGAGAGCACCCGTGCCGGTCAGGGCCTCCGACGACGGGTACTCCGCCCCAGGCGACACTGCCTCGACGACACGCTCTGTGACGAACGGCTCCGACTGCTCGTACAGCACGGCGCCGCCGCTCGAACGGAACCGGCCGGTCAGGACCTGGTCGGCGATGAACCGCAGGTCCTTGTAGTCCCTCAGCCGACGCCGGATCTGCGTCGGAGACTGCAGGAACCGGCTGATGGTGAGCAGGTCCCCCGAAAGGGTGGGGGGAGCTGCCGGGTACGTGTTCGGCATGGCTCGGACTCCTTTCGGGGGTCAGCCGCGGCCGATCCACCGGCACTTGTTGCCGGCGGTCGCGGTGGTCAGGGCAAGACCGATCAGGGTCCCGGCCGCCGCGAGGGTGGCGAGGGTCCCGGAGTCGACGGTGCCTGCGGTGGATGCGGACAGTGCGTTGCCGGCGGTAACACCGGACGTGGTGACCGTCTCGTGGACGGGGCCGACGATCGGCCACACCGAGACGCGCTGCCCGGAGATGGCGTCGTGCGCGGCGACGCCGACGACCAGGCCGGACGCGGCCGAGGCCGGGCCGACCGTGCCGGTGGCGGTCACGATGAGTAGCTGCCCGCCGACGATCGTCGCGGACGCGGTCAGCGGGACAGGGAGTTCGCCGCCGGTGTTGACCGGGGTGTAGTCAGCCATGGATCAGCCCTCCTTCTGCGCGCCGAACAGCTGCGCGTACTCCGCGCCGCCGTCCTCGGCCTCGGTGTCGCCGGCGTAGCCGGACGCCTCGACCGGCACGAGCCCCGGGGAGAGCTTCGTGATGGTCTCCTTCGTCCCCTCCGGGTCGGACGCCCACGCAGCCGCGTAGTGCTGCCGGCGGGCCGGGGAGAACTTGCCGGCGCGGATCGCGTCGTCCAGCAGGCGGTCGCGGTCCTGCGCGAGCTGCTGGTCCCTGGCTGCCTGGCCTGCCGCCGCGGCGACCTGCAGCTGCTGCAGCTGCTCGGCGTCGATGACCGCGGTGCCCTCGGCGGCCACCGGGGCCGTGACCGGCGGCCGCTCGGGGAGGTCCTGCGTCCGCTCGGCGAGCGCCTCGTCGAGCGCAGCGAGGACAGTGTCCGCGTCCGCGTTCTCGTCGGTGACGCCGAGCTTGGTCCGCAGGCTGGCGAACTGCTCGTCGCTGAGCGACATAGTGCCCTCCTGGTTGTGCTCGGTTGGCCCGTCCGCGCTCGCGGAGGGGGTCTGGGTGGGCGCGGTCCCGGGGCGGGACTCGGCGCGGGTGGCGTACACGACCGACTTCGCGGCGGCCGCGGGGGTGGCGGGAGCGGGGGCGTCCTCGTAGACGCGCTTCACCGGGACAGGCGCACCGAACGTGACGGTGTCGCCGTCGACTGCGACGGTGACGCGGAACAGGTTCCCGGACTCGTCGTCGCACACGATGAGCTGCAGCGGGTCCAGTTGGACCTCGCAGATCCACTGCGTCCACGGCGCCGTGTCGTAGAACTCGCGGCGGACGTCTTCGACGGTCGCCGTCGCGAGGACGGGTGCGGGCATGGGGCCTCCACTGCGGACGAGGACGACTGGCTGGCTGGTGGCGGATGAGGCCGCGGCGACGCCGTACAGCGCGGCCACGTCCTGCAGGGACTCGAGGTTCCCGACGCCGGGCGCCATGACGCCGAGGAACGCGACGGCGGTCAGGACGAACGGGTGCACGTGACCGACCTGGCACTGGTAGTCGTACTCCCCCTCGATCGACCGGTCCGGGTACGCGGATGCGGCGATGTCGGCCAGCCACGCGGGCATACCGACGTAATCGCCGACCAGGGTCTGGCCTTCGTCGGCGAGGGCGAGGTTGTCGATGTAGCCGACGGCCGGCTCACCGTCGAAGCGGGGGTCGGTGTGCCCGAGCTTCAGGATCGGGCGCCGTACTGCGGGGCACTCCATCGCGGCGATGGCCTGCTCGAGGTCGCCGGTTTCGACGGTCCACGTGCCGGTGGAGATCTCCCAGGTGCCGCAGCGGATGAGCTCGACGCCGGCGATGGTGGCCAGGACTGGCGACTCGGGCGCGACGACGTCGTTCACCGATCAGCCTCGACGAGGAGTGAGAGCAGGGCGAGCCACGAGTCGGCGAGTGCGTTCTTGCTGGCCCGGTCGACAAGATCGTTGGTCATCTCGGCCTCCCGGAGTAGCCGCACGGCCTCCGCCTCGACGTCGACACGTTCCATCACATGCCCTTGTCAGTTCGGGTTGATGAAGGCGTGGACCGGGAACGGCACTAGCCACGTCATCGGCCGGTCCCCGTGCACGAGCAGGATCACCTCGTACCGCAGTGGCGGCAGGGCGGTAAGCCGGCCGTCGGGGCCTTGCGCGGCGACCCCGATGTGGGCCTGCTTCCGCACGCCGAACATCACGCAGCCTGCGACGCCGCGTCGTCCCACACGGCGACGATCACACCGCGGCACCGCAGCCCACCCTCGCAGTCCGAGTACCCGCCGGCGGCGTACGCGGCCTCGGCCTCGTCGAGGGACCCGAACTCGTGCCCGTCCTCCTCAGCGCACGGCTCGCAGGTGTTCGCGTCGAGGATCTCCGAGGCGTAGTACGTGGCTGTCGGCGCCGACGCGAGGTACTGCGTGCGGCCCGCGTTCTGCGCCGTCGACATCGCGCCGCCGATGTAGTCCTGGACGACCGCGCCGGCGAGGCTGTTCAAGTACTCCTCGACGGCGGCCGCCACGATCTCCGGGTCCGCGTCCGGGCCCGCGAGCTGCAGCGCCTTCTTCGCCGCCGACCCCGCCGTCGACGCGGCGATCAGGGTCGCCACAGTGATCCCGAGCGCAGCGAGCCGGGTCGTGTCCACCTGCGGCGCATCGTGGTCGACGCCCTGGTCGGAGGCCTCGGTGGCGATCTCGTCGGCGGAGTCCTGCGCGAGCTTGGCCATCGCGTCCTGTAGCAGCTTCGCGCCGGCGGGGGCTTTCGCCTCGAGGGCGCCGAGCGCGGCGAGGTCGTCGTTCTCCAGCGCGGCCTGGACCTGCCCGGCGAGGTCCGCGGCGAGGGTCGGCCCGACCTTGGCCTGCCATGCGGCGACGACCTTGTCGACGGCGTCTTGCCAGTCGGCCTGGAGCTGCTCGAAGTCGGTCTTCGCCGACGCCTCGACCGTGGTGGGCTGGCGACGTAGACCGGTCGCAGCGCGGACGTCGCGGCCTCGCCGCTCCCCGCGTGCCCGCGCCGCGACCGGGAAAGGTGCACCCCCACCCGCGGGAGCCGCCGACGGGGTGGCCCACGGGATCGACCGCGGGGGCAGGGTGTACAGCTGCCGCAGGTGAGCGTCCAAAGCGGGGTCCGGCTCGAGCGCCCCGCACGCGACGAGGGCCTGGATGGCTTCGGCGGTGACCTCGTGGCGGGAGCCGACGTCGCCGATGACGATCTGCGGGACCGGCTCGGTGTCGCCGAAGTTCAGGCGGACGATGTCGGCGGCCAGGTCGTGGGTCATGCACTCGGCCATGTGGTCACCGATCGACTGCAAGGTGAGCATCAGCAGGTCGATCAGGCCCGTGACCAGGGCGTAGGAGCCCTTCCCGCTACGGGTCGCGGACAGGTCCAGGAACCCGGCCAGCGCCATCCTGGCCATCTGCTGGTCCAGGTACTCGATGAACCCCATCGCGTCGGGCACGGACCCGGTCATGCCGAGGATGGCGCCGGTGAACCCGTTCGGCAGGCCCATGCCGGCCTGGTCGCCGGCGCGCATCGCACCCGACAGCCGGCCGGCCTCGGCGACCTGCGCGGCCGTCCCGCCCGGGGGGGCGGTCACGGCGGGGATGCCCATCCCGAACCGGCGGATCGACGTGGCATGCACGCGCCAGATCTCGTGCTTGATCAGCCACGGCCCGAACGCCGGCCGCAGCACCGACCGGCCCTGAAACGCTGCGCCCTCCCGGTCATGGTCGAACCACACCAGCGCCGACGCCGGGATCACCGGGCCGTCGCCGCGGACCAGCGCCCACTGCCGGATCTCGTAGAGCTCGTTCGTGTCGAAGTTGATGCGGATGTCGGAGATGGTCTGCGGCATCCGCTCCATCACCCGGGCGAGGACGGCCTGCGACGGGTCGGAGACGTCGTACACCTTCTCGAACGCCATGTGCCCGAACACCAGGTGCAGCATCGCCAGGCGCATGAACGACCGGAACCGGATCCGGGACTGGCCGATCAGCTGATCCGACCCGGCCAATGGCAGGCCGAGCTGCGTCGCGACGACCTTCGCGACCTCGGGGCGGGCCCCGCGCGGGTCGATGTTCCACGACGCGCGCCGGATCGGCAGGGAGTAGGCGGCGAGGACGGCCTGCAGCTGAGGGTCGAACCGCATCCGCGAATAGGTCCACACGCTCGCGGGCCACAGCAGGTCGGGGACCTGCTCGAGGAGGTCACCGAACATGGCGTCGTAGATGGTGGTCGAGCCGACGTTCCGCTCGGTCGAGACGCCGCCGTAGGGTCCGGACACGGTTACCTCCTCACGGCGTGATCGTCAGCTGGCCGACGTAGTCGAACGGGATCTCGGGGCTGGACACGATCCGCAGCCACTCCGCGTACGTCCCCGCGATCAAGGTCGCGGCGCCGCCCGGGCCGACGAGACAGCGGGCCCGGTACCGCAGCGACGCCCCGGACCCGACCGTGACCCACGACCCGACGATCGCGGTGCTGCCATCCGGGGCGGGCGGGGTGTCTTTGCTCGCGGTGAACGCGATCTTCACGACCATCGCGGACAGGACGGCGGGGACACCGTCGATGACTGCGGAGACGTCCCAGTACAGGTACTTCAGCGACCCGGCTGACTGCTCGTGCGCCACGTCGCCTCCCTACGCCGGGATCATGTGCCAGCCGGAAGTGCCCTGCCCTATGCTCCAGCCGGAGTTGGCCTGCGTGATCGCGAACTTTCCGGACGGAGCTGTCGATGGGGTGCCGGCCGAGCTGGTCCCGGCGAGCGTGATCGAGCCGACGGCACCGGCAGCGGCCCTCGCTGTCGCCAGCCCGGCGAGGGTCAGCAGGCCGAGGGCGGTGGCTTGCGCCTGCAGCTGGGCGGTGCCGGCGAGGATGAGGGTGCCGAGCGCGCTGGCGGGGGCCTTGGCCGTTGCCGTGCCGGCCAGGACGAGGGTGCCGGCCGCGGTTGCGGGGACAGCAGCGGTGACTGTCCCCGCCAGGGTGATCGATCCGAGGGCGACGTTGCCTACGGTGACGAACCCGGCGAGCGTGATCGACCCGGTGGCCGTGGCCGGGGCGGCTGCCGTGACGCTGCCACCGAGGGTGATGCTTCCGGCGGCCTGCGCGATCCACGCCGCCGTGCCGCCCAAGGTGATCGAGCCGCTGATGGTCGGCGACGTCCAGGCTGCCGTCCCGCCGAGAGTGATGCTCCCGGTAGCAGTGGAGGCAACCCCGGAGACCGCCCCGCCCAGGGTCAGCGAACCGGAGGCCGTAGGAGCCACCCAGGCGGCCGTTCCGGCCAGGGTGAGGCTGCCCGTCGCGGTGGCTGGCGCTTGGGCCGTGGCGGCCCCACCGAGGGTCAAGGAACCGGTAGCGGTGACCGGGGCCTGAGCTGTAACCGTGCCGTCCAGGCTCAGGGAGCCGGTCGCGGTGGCGGCGACCGTCGCGACGACCTGGGGCAGCTGCGGCCGCGCCGAGATCCGCCCCGGGACCCTGATCTCAGAGAACCGGTTGCCGCCCGGGCTCGGGTAGACGACGGCCGCGGCGCCCTGGCCTTGTAGGACCAGCACCCAGTCGGGGTCGCCGGCGCTGTTGTTGCCCTTCGCCGTCGAGTTGTACGTGCTGCCCGGGGTGGCAGCGCTCGTCGCCCCCGTGATCGGGTCGACCCACGTCGCCGTGTACCCGGCCACCATCTTCGACTCGTCGATGGTGATCGTCGAGCCATGGGACATGTAGATGACGGCGAGGGTGCCGTCGGCAGTGCGGCTCGCGGTGACGTAGCTGTCGGTGTTCGGCGTGTTCGAGTACTGCGCCGTCGTGAAAGTGGCACGGGTTCCACGGCCGGCGGTGACGAGCTGGCTGGACGTGTCCGGGAGCAGCCGCCACCAGCCGGGCAGCGCCTCGAACGCGGCCCTGATGTCACCGGGGGTGTTCGCGTACCATGTCTCGCCGGTGACCGCAGCGGCTGACGCAGCCCCCCACTGCCAGATGCCTTCGGAGCCCCAGATGAATCCGCGGGCACCGCTGCTTAGCGCGTGCCACGTCAGCTGCCGACTGAACTGGGCGTCAGGAGTTCCGCCGCCGAGAACACCGAAGAAGTAGCCGTCACCGTGGATGACGGTGATCGGGGAGGCTTCCTTGTACGCCTCTTCGATGCCGTAGTAGCCGACCTCGTAGGAGTACACCTGCTGGAACTGGCCGCTGGCCGTACCGACGGTCAGCGAAGCCCCGCCGTTGAGGTCCTTGCGGCTGGTCGTCTCCGGGTAGTACTGCGGGGTGAAGACGTGCGTGTCACCGGTCGCCCTCAGGCCGGTGAGGAAGGCGTTCCAAATGTTCGAGCCGGACCCGAAGTCGTCGATGCCGTCGTCGCCGATCAGCCACACCAGGTTGGGGATCGTCTTGTACCGGTTCCCCAGGGCGGTGCCGTAGTCCGACCACTGCGTGGTCGTCTTGCTGTCCATCGCGCTGCCGCCGTAGTTCGTCCCGGCGTCATCGGAGACGGCCACGTTGAAGAACACGGTGATGCCCTGCGCGGCGGCCGAGCTGAGCAGGTAGTCGACGCGGGTCCAGAACGTGTTGTTCAGGCCCGAGCTCGGGTCGGTGCCGGTGACGAACGGGGTGACGCCGTCCCAGGTGCTGCCGTTGTCGTTCCCGTTGAAGTTCCGGGACGCCAACGGCTTGAAGTACAGGACGGTGAAGCCCTGCGCGGCCCGGTTCGCCATGTAGTCGTCGATGACGGACTGGTAGGTGCCGCCCCACCGGCCGGCGTTGAACAGCAGCGCCCACGCCTCGTCACCGAGGACCATCCGCGGGTTGCCGAACTGGTCAATGAAGTACGACGTGCCGGACAGCGACTTCAGGCCGACGATGTACGCGGCCGGCGGGTTCGCCATCCCACCCAGGGTGATCGACCCGAGTGCGCTGACCGGGTTCGCGACCCGCGGCAGCACCGGTCGGGCCGTGAACACGCCAGGCCGCTGGATTTCGGAGAACAGTGAGGCCTTCGCATAGGCGACACCGGGGCCGGGAGCCTGCGGAACCTCGACGATCATCTCGGCGAACCAGTCGGTTCCGCCGGTGTAGCCCATCGTGACGCCGGCACCAGTACCGGCCGTGGTCGAGGCTGCGCAGCAGACGGCAGCGTTCGCGCCGGCCTGGGTGTTGATGGCCCGGTTCGTGCCGCCGACCGCCGTGGTGACCGCCGCGCCGTTGCCGACGAAACACACCATCAGCGACCCGACAGCACTGCCCGCCGTCGTCGCGGTCGGGTCGATGTTCTTGCCCTCGGCGTGCGTGATGGTCAGCGCGGTGTGGTTGGTGCTGCTGCCGACGACCGTGACGCAGATGACCTCGACGTTCGTCGGGACCGTCGACGAGTACGTGATCGTGACAACCACGGACTGCGGCCCGGCCGGCGGGTTGCCCAGAGCGAACACTTCCAGGAACCCAGCCGTGTCCGCATCGGACCCGGAGTGGTGCTTGCCCTTCGACGTCATCGTGACGCCGTCGTAGGTGACCGACACCGTCATGGTGTTGTCTACGCTGGCGTTAGACCCCAACGGCACCGCGACGAGGGCCATCGTCGGCGTACCAACCGGGGTGTGCGTGAACGTCGCACCGGCCGGCGAAGCCG